AACCTGGCATCTAATTCAATTGATTGTTTAGACATCTCAGGCGAAGCATTCTTGTGAGGTGTCGACCCCACCATTATATATGCTATCATTCTTGCTATCGATAACATAATCTTTTCGTCCAAAACCACATTCTTTGGAAAGCCTTTTAAGTGCCCTTGCAATGGTTTCATTGTTTGCTCCTTCTATTATATGATTAATATCCTTAGATTTATCATGTGTAATTTCTAATACATATTCTAATGCTTCTATCCATCCTGCATTATTGGCCCAAGTCATTTCATCCATAGGCATAGTTCCATCACGAGCATAATATTCTGATTCTAATACTTTCTTTATATCTTCTTTAGATTTCATTAAAAAACCTCTTTCTTTTTTTGTTTTTAGCTCCAAATTCCCTTACAGCACACTTTTTGCATATTTCTTTTTCAAATGGCTGCGTTAACGATTCAATTGCTTTATTCTGGTGGCGTATAAAATAAGGTACTGGCTTTTTCCATACACCACCACAATCTTCACATGTAAAATTAACTCTTTTTCTTTCTGGGTTTTTTACGCTGTTTGAGTTCTTCAAGTTGTAACTCCATTTCATTTAATCGGAAATCAAAGTCAATTATTCTCTTCTTTAATTCATCTTTAAAATAATCAATCTCTTCATGAATATCATTTTTTGAGGACTCTAATTTTTGCAATCTTATAAATATACTGTCCATTGCATCCCTGTGTTCTGTTATTCTATCTTTATAACGCTCACCAATGTTATTCATATTTCCACTATTTCTTTTGTCTGAGTTCATACTACTTCATCTCCAATGCTTTGTTCGTTATAGCTAACTTCTCCAGTTGATGGATTAAATGTTGATCCATTTGGAGTTTTAGATGGAACAAATCCATGCTCATCAAAGAATGCATCTATATTTTCATCTTCTGACATACCCCACAATAAGCATAGATATACTATCGCATCCTTAATTCTACCACGTACATCTTCTCTTTGTGATTTATGCCCTTTTATCCATGCATTTATTCCGTCCATATGCTTCATTAAATACACCATTAATGCTTGTTCTCTAGATATATCTAGACTATTAGCAACACGTTCAAAATTTGCAAATACATTATCTTCTGTATGTGCATATTCTTTTTGTCCAGAATCACGTGTGCTTTTAACTTCTTTGATAATTGATTTAAACAAGCTATCAAAATTCGATTTCTTCATGCCTCTCCTTTGTTATTTTATTATTGTTGACCTTTAATACAACGTCAAGATGCTCTCTTTCTCTATTAGCTTCACATTTAACTCTTAATTGCTCTATTAATCCAGTTGATCTGCTCTTAGATGGTATAACAGATAACAATTTATTAGTATTATATGCAGTTCTAAACGACCCTTTAGCTGATGCCATATTCATATTACCTTCATGAAATGCAGATTTAGTGATTTCACTTACAGCAAATACTATTATATTATGTTTAACAGCTAATTCCATCATAGCTTGAGATGCTTCTTCTGTTTTCATATTAGGATCTCTTTGTTTAGATTTAAATAATCCCATATGGTCCACAACTACTATCTCTGGTTTAATTGGAAGCATAGATATTCTCTTCTCTAATTCATTAGCATATGGAGAAGAATAATCTACTGTTAACCATTTAAATCTTTTATCCATACCATTTTGCATTTGTTGATAGTGAGATTTAAGCTGGTCTTCAGACCAATCCATTTCTATTTGTACAAATCTAGACCATATTTGCCTTGGCGACATTTCCATTTCTATAAAATATGTTGGTCTTTTGAATCCATTCATAAGGTTTTGTAATAACATAGTTTTCATAGACTTAGGTGGAGCTTGTATTACAACTACTTCACCTGGATATATAGGAAAATCTTCACCTGGATAAATATCTCCAAGATTTATAGGATTTATATCACTTCTTAGAAAGTTAATTAAGCTTTCTTCCATAGCGTGTGAGTCCATAACAGATTGGCTTTTCTTTGATTTATATAATTTACAAGTATCTTTACAATACTTATCCATGATACTATCTTTGCAGCCATATCTATTCCCTTGTCCACCATGAGATTCATATGCACTTTTTATTATGCTTTCCATTTCTTTTTCTGTAAATGGACTCTTTTCATCATCTACTTGTTGTCTCCATTGTTCCATAACAAGACGAACCACTGACTCAGGATAGAGCCACCGAAACCAAGCAGAGAGACGTAAAGCAGTTGCGTGACGTTCACCCTGCGCGTTACTACTAAGCATATTAGATATGCAAGGATAGTTAACTGGATCAGGATTCCTACCTTGACTAATAAACTCTGGAGCTTTAATTTCTTCATCTTTATTCCTTTCCAACACATCAAATACTGGATCACATTCTAAATCGAAATCAGATACATCTCCTGGTTTATATGCTATTTTCTTAATTGCTTCAAGTATATCTTTTTCATATAATATATCTTTTGGTATAACACATTTCCATAATCCAGCTTTAGTATTTTTAGTATTATTAACTCTTATTAATCTTATCTTATCTGTTACTGAAGGATCCGCATAATCAAATATACTTGCATTTGTTAATGCATCTTTGACCTTAAGATGTAGATTACGATCGGGTTTCCAACGAAAAGAAGTACCTGGTATCCCAACGTGGAAGCCTTTATTTCCGCTAAAGTACACACGATAAGGTATATCAAGGTCATCAAGTAATAATAATAATCCAATAGTTTTCTTTCTTGCATTATCTAAATCATCCTTATCTTTCCCATCTATATCTAAAATAAACTCATCTGGAATATATACCAACCCATCAAATCCTGATAAACTATTGTTTTTACTGAAGTAATCTGTAATGCTATCATCAAAATCATATAATGACATATATGTATCTCTGTCAATATTCATCCAATTGCATATCTCTCCAGAATCTTGGAAATAATGTCGTTGTGCTAATCCAAACGCAAATTCTTTTATCATTCTATCTCCTTATTTAAATATAAAAGCCCACTTACTCTGGGTCCCCGAAACGATCCATTCAGTGGGCAATTATATCACCGGTTTACATTTTTATTTAGAAAGGAACATCGCTTGTTTCTGCTGTTTCCTCTTCTGTTTCAGTTTCTAACTTAGGCTCTACCCATTTAGCAAAGAATGCTTCAGCTTTACTTTTATAATATGCAGTATCCTTTTCATTAAATTCTTCTACTATATTAGAAAATGTAATTGGAGCTATTTGTTGTAGTATCTTTGTAAATTTGCCATCTTTATAAAAATATACATTAACAGTCTTACCTTTTAGCTCTTCAGCATCATCATTCATTTTGATTATGGTTTCACCAGTAGCACTTTCTAAAGCATCAGTAATACCAGCATTTGCAAATCTAAATATATTTCCTATTGCAAATTCTTCACCATCTTGTCCAGTTTTTTCATAAACACGCATATTAAAGTTGTCTGGATAATCTTCAAAATAAACATCAAGATATTTTGTATCATTCCAATTGCCATATTTAGCATGTTTAATAGTTACTGTATGCCAACCTTCAGTCCATTGGCCTGTACCTTTTTTAGGTAATGTGAGTGTTCTTGCCATTATCTCTCCTTTGTTATTTTCTTGGTGCTGTTTTAATTGCACCGTTACCATCATCATCTGCTTGAGCTATACCTGTCATTGCAGATAATAAATATCTACGTCCATATGTAGTAGCAGCTCCAATACCATGAGCATCTTTCTTTGCTATAGGCATTCTTATTTCGCTTTTAATCCATTCACCTGATGAATGCATTAACATGCATGTAATATAAAAACCATTATCATTATGGTCCCATCTATTACCTTGAACTAATGCAATCTCATTAGCATTTAATGCAGGCATTGCTACCTCTAATACTGTAGCTAAACTTGCATATTTGCTATTAAAGAATGGATTAGTACTTTTACCTTCAACCATAGTCATTGCAGATTGAGCTTTAGCTAGTGCTCCAGCTAATTTGCCTATAGTCTCAGACATTGTTTCTTCGACAAAATGAAATGCATCATTTATATCTTCATGAGTTATATAATCATCCACGGTTGTGGTTCCTTTATTCTCAGACATTAAGTCTCCTATTTAGGGGGTTAAAAAAGGGGCAGAGTAATCCACCCCTTTTCATTACAAATAAGGATTTGCGTTCGAAATGCGTATGTAATTTACGATACCATACGTGTTTTATCCAATAACATTGTTGGGAAATTAAATGAGAATGATCTGTTAAATGGTTGTTTCATAACAAGTTTCCTTATTGTATTTGCTATCATGCTACCTGATAAATTAGAACAGTAACTTGTAGCTTTTGCATTGCAAGGCTCTGGGCTACCACTTTCATCTGAGTACCAGGTCTTTTTGTATTTACTTACAGTAGGTCTATCAAATACATATTGCTGATAATGTTCAGCTCCCATTCTGCCATCAATTATATATAATGGTTTTACTCCTGGTATACTAAACAATGCTTCTACTGCTTGTAGTCTTGATCCCATAGAATCAAACCCAA